GCTCAAAAGCATTAGAGCCAAATTCAAAACCAGTAGTAATGGTAAAGGGTAGGCAGGTAGGAGCAACTACTATGGCCGCTGCTCTTGAATTATATTTTATGGCATCTGGTTTATTTGGAGCCAATGGTAAGCCTCCAATGAGAATTATGCACGCATTCCCAACATTGGTTCACTGTTTTGCATATACTAAAACTAAATTGAATACTATGATAGCTTTAGCTAATCCATCAGATCAACTTGGTAAATTCTCTGGTAAAGCAAAAACGGTCATTGAAGCTAAATTAGATAGTAATACTTCTACTAATGACTCATTGCAATTCAAACAATTTGCCGGTGGGAATCACATATGGATAGAGTCAACAGGAGTAGATGGGACTAGATTAACTGGTAGAACTGTTGATGCAATACTTTATGATGAATGTTTTCCATATAATCAAAATATAGAGACAATTAATGGTAAAGTTCCTATTGGCGAATTATATGATTTATATTCTCAAAATAAAGAATTGCCGCTAGTAAAAACATATAATGAAAATACTAAATCTTTTGAATATAAGAAAATATTAAATGCATGGAATAGAGGTAAAAGGAAATTAGTAAGAATATTATGTGGCAAAAATATAGAGTTATTATGCACATCAAATCATAGATTTTTGACAATTAAGGGGTGGAAAGAAGCGTCGGAATTAATACCAGGAGAGCTTCTTTTAACTGAAGAAGGTGTTGGAATTAATGTAGATTATGATTATTTTATTCACGTAGAACAAGTCATTTATACATCTAAAGAAGATGAAGTATATGATATTGAAGTAGAAGATAATCATAATTTTATTGTTAACGGACTAATAGCTCATAATTGTCAGGATATAAATCCGGTTGCCATGGGTGCTGCTGAAAAGATATTATCCCAGGCTAAATATGGTAGAACTGGTTATGGAGTTCAGTTATTATTTGGAACTCCCAGAAGAAAAGGTAGTGGATATCATAAGATTTGGCAGATGTCCAATCAACAATATTATCATTTAGGATGTGAAAGATGTGAGAAATACTTCCCTCTTTATACTCCCGGATCAGATGAATGGGAAAGCATTTGGTTATATGGATTTACTGTAAGATGTCCTCATTGTCATTGTGAGCAAAATAAGAATGAGGCAGTAGAAAGAGGTAGATGGATTGCTGCTTCTAAAGAGCCTGATACTAAATTTATAGGCTATCATATTAATCAGCTTTATATTCCCACATTTTCAAAAGAATATATTATATCTGCTAAACCAGAGAATCACCCAACTAATACTGAAAGACTTTATATGAATGAAGTTCTTGGGGAATTCTTTGATGGAGAAGGCGGGCCTGTATCTAAAGATGAAATTGAAACTGCTTGTGCTGATAGACAGAGAAAAATGAGAGCCAGTATTGCTATAAATGAGCCAAGAAAAGTATATCTAGGATGCGACTGGGGAGGGAAAGATTTATTGGATGAAGAAGGCGGGAGTAGTAAAGGCGGTCAATCATATAGTTGTGTGGTAGTATTATCAACGGAGGATGGAGTTAGATTCTCTGTAGATTTTGCCAAAAGGCTTATGAGAAACGATCCCGAAAGTAAAAGGGGTATTGTTGAGCAGATGTTTAGACAATACTCAATAAATACGGCAGTAGGAGATATTGGTTTTGCTAATGATTTAACTTATGATTTGCAAAAGATGTTTGGGGATAAATTTATTGCAAGTAGAGTTGGTGCAAAAGTAAATAAGAAAATAATTTATGATCCAGATACTACGGATATTAAAACTATTGTTTTTGAGAAGGATCATTATTTAGCAGAAATGTTTGGAATGTTAAAAAAGGGGCTAATAAGATTTCCCTATGGGAGTTTTGAGCAAATATCTTGGTTAGTTGATCATTGTTCTAGCATGGAAATTAAAGTTGTTATGAGGAATGGAGAACCATCTTTAAGATATGTAAAAGGTGGAGCGCCCAATGACGGATTAATGGCTTTATTAAACGCTTATTTGGCATTTTTATTTGATTCTACCAATGCATTTACTGGTAAAAAAGGTGGAATACTAATGCCTGGAGAGAAGAAAATTCCTAGAATTTCTACTATATATGCTCCTAATGTTAGATAATATTGTGATATATATAGTATAGGAATAAATAATGATTAAATCAAGATCTGAAAAATGGTTAGAGAAACGAGCATTACCACCATTGGTGACGGAGAAGATGGTTCGTAGTGTAAGTGATTATCGTAGAAACCAATTAGAATCAGAGGTTCAGGCCGGTTTATTTTCAGAGCCAGGCGCACAATCTAAACATGAAGATGGGACTACTGTATTAGGTGTTGTTGCAAGCAGTGGAATTAGAAAGCACGCTCAAGATTCAGGAATGGGCATGGGTGGTGGCGGAGTAGGATCAGGTGGTTCTGGAGGATATAGAGGATCTGGGGGAACTACTAGGCAGACTCCAGAAGTTTATTCTCCATTATGGCTATTAAGCAACTTAAATTTACCTAGAGACAGAGCTACAATAAATTCTTGGTGTAGAGCATTCTTTGCATTAAATCCTATGGTTCAGAATGCTATTACTTTGCATTCTACATATCCTATCGCTAAATTAAATATCCGTTGTAAAAATCAAAAGGTAGAGAAATTCTTCAATGAAATGATTGAAGAGACTGAATTAATGGATATTTGTGTTCAGATTGCGCAAGAATATTGGACATTGGGAGAGGCCTTTGTTTATGGCGAATTTGATGAAAGCACTGCTAAATGGAGTAGGTTTACATTACAGAATCCAGATTATATACATGTGAAGAGATCTGTAATTGCTGGAGAGCCTGTGATTAGTTTAAGGCCAGATGAGAATTTAAGAAATATTGTAAATTCAAATAGGCCAGCAGACATTCAACAGAGGAAACAATTAGATAAAAGTATAATTGAGCATGTAAGACGCGGAGAAAATATTCCTTTAAATAACTTCTATGTATCACATTTAGCTAGAAAAATTAGTCCTTATGAGATTCGAGGAACGGGATTGGTAGTAAGTTGTTTTAAAGCCTTAATGTTGTTTGACAAGATCAAGGAGTGTTATTCTGAAGATACCGAGGTTTTGACTGATAAAGGCTTCAAAAATATTAAAGACTTATTAGAATACTCTAGTGATATTAACCTGTCTGAAAAATATGTTGCAGGTGCTTTGGTTGATGAAAAAGGTAATATTGGCCCGCTTCTTAAAATGAAGGAAGATTTTAAGGTTGCTTGTGTAAATCCAGAAAATAATGAGGTTGAATATCACAAGCCAATAGAATTACATATGTCTCAATATAATGGAAAGATGATACATTTTAATGGTAAAAAAGTTGATGTTTTAGTGACGCCTAATCATAAAATGTGGGCTAAAGAGAATAAAACGCATGGGCAAGGATATACTCAATATAACAAAATATATGCACAGGATATTTTAAAGAAAAAGACATATTGGAAATTTTTATCAAAAGTAAATTATTCTTTAGGAAATAATCCGAAAGAAGTTGATGTTGCTGGTTATAAAGTTCCGATAGAGCTTTATCTTAAAGTTATGGGATATGTTCTTTCTGAAGGTTGTATTTATGAAAAGCTTGGAAACGGTAGATATGATGCAACAACATTAATAACTCAATCAATTTCTAGCGATTGTTATGAAGACATGCGTAATAGTTTTGATAAATTCGCAGAACTTTTAAATAGAAAAACTAGTAATAGAGTTAATTTTATTGGCGCTGGATATTCAAAAGATAAGCCGCAAGATTTATGGAGCGGAAGAATTTCAGGAAAAGATCTTACAAAACATTTTAAAGATACAATTGGAGTAAACGGAGATACAAAATCTATAAATAAACATATTCCAAGATGGATATTAGATCTTAAGCCAGAATTACTTAAAATTATATTAGAATCATTGGTGTTCGGTGATGGCTCTAATAGAACTAGTAAATATGGAACAAATAGTAAAAGTTTTACATACTCTACTATTTCAAAACAATTAGCCGACGATGTTTATGAAATAGTTTATAAATTAGGCTTTGTTCCAAATATATGTATAAGTAATAGAATATTTCATGAAGATATAGAACGTAAAGTAACGGAATATATAGTTATGTGGTCAGATACTAATTATGGCAATGAACCAATAATTACTACTTTTAAAAGAAATGATAAAAATAATGGAGGAGGAGCAAGGGCACAAGAAGTAGATTATAATGGAGTTGTGTGGTGTTTTGAGGTTCCCACAGGCCTATTTATTACCAGAAGAAATAGCAAAATTACAGTTCAAGGAAATTGCAAATTTGCTCAAGCGGATTCACTAATTAATCCAATAACTCTGGTTAAAATAGGAAATGAAAACTATAAGCCAACCCCTGCGGATATAGAGGAATATCGCCAGGCATTTGCCGAGGCTCAGTATGACCATGATTTTAAGTTATTCACTCATGAGGCATTGACAGTGGAGCGAGTTGGAGCAGCCGGGGCAATTTTTGATACAGCAAATGATATTACCCAATGTATAAAAGAAATATATATTGGGTTAATGGTTCCGTCAGTATTAATGGACGGAGGGGCAGATACTACATATTCTAATGGTAGCGTGGCATTAGATGTGCTTCGTGGTAGATATATGCAATTTAGAAATATGTTATCTAATTGGCTTAAGAGAAAGATTTTTGCGCCAATTTCTAAAGTAAATGATTTTTATGAAGTGATTGATGGTAAAAAAGTATTAATAGTTCCAGATGTAGATTGGAATCACATGTCCTTGTTCGATTCAATGGACTATGTATCTCAAATGGTGACGTTATCTACTGGTGAAAAGAAGAAGGCTTCATTACACACTCTTTACAAATCAATGGGATTAGAGTGGGAGGATGAACAAAGAAAAATTGCTGAAGAGGCTATTGATGAAGCAATTTTAGCTAAACAGATGGAAGCTTTGAGTAAGATGGGTTTGAATGAGCTTAAGGCAGTAGATAAACCAGAGGATATTAAAGAGGTATTAGAGTCTCCATTACCAGGAGAAAATGCTTCTGAAACTCCTTCAGAAGGTGGTTCAGGTGGTGGGATGCCTCCATTACCAGGAGTTGAGCCAAGCGGTGGTAGTGAATCTCCTCCGCCGCCTCCACCAGTTCCTCCGCCTCCTCCAACAAAATAACTAATATTATTGCATTACTAAAGAAGCATAATTTTGGTAATGGGTTGATCTATATAAATAATGAGGTAATTGATGTCTGAATCTTTAATAACAACGGCGCAAAGAATGAGTCAATGGCAAAAAATGAGAGAGCGTCTTAATAAGATGACGGGCGGATTAAAGCGTTATCCTGCTGAATATTTAAGTCAAGTTGAACAAATGAGAGGCGCTGATTCAGAGGTAAGAAAGATTGTAGAAAATAAATTACCAGATGTTATAAAAGCCGCTGAAAGAGCGTTTAAACAACGAATGCTTTTAGATGTTGCGCACAATGCTTCAAAATTTAATCATCTTTTAAAAGAAATTACATCATTATTTGAGCCATTAAATAAATTAACTTCAGACTATATAGATGAATTTTATATGGATTCTAAAGAAGCAGATCCAACAAAGGATTTCTTTTCTCCAGAATATCACGCAGCTTCAGTAATTGATGAGATGGATATGATTACTAAGCAAGCTGAATTATTTGATATGTTTAGAAGTGATAGAACTAGAACAAGAAGAATGATTGAGAAGCTTTATAAAGTTAAGGTTGAGCAAAGAAATTTAGCAATTCAAAATCTTATTGATGTAATGAGTCAAATTCACTTAAAATTAATTGAAGAGTTAAAAGAATTAGGATGGTTCAGAGCAAGAGGAGATGTTGCTGGGTATATAGAATTAGAAAAGAAAAAAATTCCTAAATTAATTGGCGGATTTGAGGGTAAATTTAAATCTGTTTATACAAAGTATTTAGCAGAATTACAAACAAAAGCAAAAGAATCTATTGAGAAGAGGCAGAAAGAAGAAGAGGAGAAGAATGCTGCTTTTGAAGCTAAGCAAAAAGCTAAAGAAGTTGAATTAGCTAAAAAGCCAGTAGAAGAAGTTCCGATAGAAGAAGCTCCAAAGCCTATTGAAACTCCTAAAGCTCCAGTAGAGGATTTATCTAAACCTGAAGTCATGCCAAGTCGTCCTCCAGCAAAAGAGCAGACTCTATTAGAATTAGATGTTCCTGAAGATAAACCGATTATACCAACTCCTCCAGTTTCAGCCAAGGATAAATTAAAGAATTGGAATAAAAAAGAAGAAGAGCTTGTTAAAGAGCCTGCTCCAATAACTGCTGCTCAAATGTATTTAGATATTAAAAAGGTGGCGGAGACAAAGAGTGTAGGACAATTAATTGCAATTTGCTCTTATTATTCACAAGAGTTAGAGGATCGTGGAGATATTCAAGGTAGCATGAAATTACTTGCAATTGCGGAGTCTCTAGTAAATGAGTAATTTATTAGATAAACTTGAATTATTAAAAGCTTCTATTTTACAAGAAGATTTATATTCTTTTATTAAAATTGCAGGTAAAATAGAAGATTTGCAACTTAAATATCCCAATTTTGATATTGCAAATATTGCTTCTCATGACCCATCTCCAACAAAGAAATATTTGCTTTGGATGATTAAACAGTTGGAAAAAGGTCATGCAGAAACTGACCTTTTTCCAACCATTGGCCTATTTCATAAAAATCAACATAAACTCCCAAATAAAGATATTGAATATTATAAAGACCTCAAAGACCTTGAAGATATTTTGAAAGAAATATCTTCAAGCAAATCCAAGAGAGAAATTACTAAAGATATCAAATCTAATGCATCAAAAATTTACGAAGATAACCAAGTGCTTGTTATTAGACCTGACTCCAAACAAGCATGTCAAATATATGGTGCAAATACTCAATGGTGCATTACTATGCAAAATGCCTCCTATTATGAACAATATACACAAAGTAATGTTGTGTTTTATTTTATTATTAATAAAATAAAACGAGATGATGCTTATAATAAAGTTGCCCTTGCTTATCAAAGAGGATTAGATAATAAAATATTGCAATTAGATATTTATGATGAAAAAGATAAGCAAGTAAATGATTTATCTGGAGTTTTTGATAATATAGGAACTATATTATCAAAAACCAAATCTGATGCAGAATCTAGACCCAAAAGCATATTAGCCAAAATTAAAAGCAATGAAGCCTCTCATGAGGAAATTAATGATGTATTAAGCAATGGAGATATTGAAGTTATTGCTCATATATTAAAAGACTCAAATTTAGATATAAATAAATTAAATAATGAAAATAAGCAATTATATTTAGCATATAAGCAACCAGAAAAATATTTAGATATTGCATCAGAAAGAACTCAATTAATTGTAGTAAAACAACATGTAGACGCAATAAGATATATAGAGAATCCAAGTGAGCAAGTGCAATTGGAAGCAGTAAAACGATATGGACATGCAATAAGATGTATAAAGAATCCAAGTGAGCAAGTGCAATTAGAAGCAGTAAAACAATATGAATATGCAATAGGATATATAGAGAATCCAAGTGAGCAAGTGCAATTAGAAGCAGTAAAACGATATGGAAATGCAATAAGATGTATAAAGAATCCAAGTGAGCAAGTGCAATTAGAAGCAGTAAAACAATATGGACATGCAATAGGATATATAGAGAATCCAAGTGAGCAAGTGCAATTGGAAGCAGTAAAACAATATGAATATGCAATAGGATATATAGAGAATCCAAGTGAGCAAGTGCAATTAGAAGCAGTAAAACGATATGGGCATGCAATAGAATATATAGAGAATCCAAGTAGCGCAGTAATTGATTATGTGAAAAATAAAAGAGCTAATGTTAATATAAAATTACAATTAGAAAAATTTGCTGCATTTTTACCAAAAGATAATAGTAGTTTACTATCTGTTCCTGGTATTAAAGGCACAAGTATATCTTTTAGAAATAAATTAATTGATATTGCTAAAAAGTTAAATACAAATCCAGATTTTCTTGCTACTGTAATTTCTTTTGAAACAGGTGGAAGTTTTAATCCAGCGCAAAAGAATAAAGCTGGAAGTGGAGCTACTGGGTTAATACAGTTTATGCCAGATACAGCTAAAGGTCTTGGAACTACAGTAGAAGATTTAGCAAATATGTCAGCAGAGCAACAATTAGATTATGTTTATAAATATTACTCTAGATTTCATAATTTAAATACTCTTCATGATATTTATATGGCAACGCTTTATCCTGCTGCAATTGGTAAAAAAGATGATCAAGTATTATTTAAAGATCCAGATATTAAATATAAGCAGAATATAGGATTTGATAAAGAGCATAAAGGATATGTGACGGTAGGAGATGTATCTGGTTCTATTACTGGAAGATATAATGCAGCAAAGGGTGAAAGAATAGACATTAATCAGCCTCCTACATTAAATACAGTTCCTATTAAATCAGTTCCAGATAATGATATTGAGGCGATGATGCAAAAATTATATGCTAGCGGTCCAGTTGAAGCTTTAGTTAAAAAATCAATTGCTAGAAAAGTGCTTCCAACCAATAAATATCTTATAATTGTTGAAGGAGAAATTCTTCCAATTAAGATTAAAACGGCTAATATTTTAATTTCGGCTTTAAGAGAAGATTTAGACGCAGATGTATCTTTACATAAGAATGAGGATGAAATTCATATAAATTGTGAATTATATGGGTCAAGAGAGAATACAGAATTGGCAGTAAAAGCTATGTGTAAGAATGTATTAGAGGTTTTAAATAATGAGACTTCAGCAGTAATGTATTATAATAAGACTTCAAGTTTTGATCTAATAAGCCTAGATACATTAAATCGAAATAATAGAATATTAAACATTGCAAAATTTGGGAAATAATATGTCCGATAAAACTTATTCAGAATTAGTGGCGGAGAAACTTGTTGGCAAAATAGTAGAGGTCCATACGGGAGACACTCGTCATTCTCATCAATATTCAGATTATACAATAAATAAAAAATCTGTAGTAAGGGGTAGATTAGTAGAGTCTTTTGGAGATGTAATTGTTGTAGATTGCATATTAACTGATGATAGAAATAAAGTATTAGAAGGGACAGTTAAAGTTTATATTAATGGTTGGAATGTTCTTTTAATTGCCGAATGTAAACAAACTTCAACAATTGCTAACATTTATTGCGATGAAGATGCTCGAAGATAATTATTTAGAGGCAATTGAATTAATTCCTAATGGATTTAATAAATATGCTCAATCTGTAATTGAATTGGGAGATCCTCAAGCAGCAGGAAAATCATTAGCAGAAATAGTTAAATTTATCACAAAGAGAATTTCTAAAGAAAGAAGAACGGAAAGTTTAGGGAAATTAAGAAATAAAATCTGGAATTTAAATGAGCATGATATTTCGTCTAAAAAGACTCCACCAACGGCTTCTTTGGGACAAGCAATAACATTCTTAAAGACGGTTTTAAATGGTCATAAGCCGCAATACATTAGAGATATATTAAGAGCAGTAGTGAGAGAATTATGATTAAAAATTTATTGAAAATATATAATTTGTCTAGTAATTTTTATTCTATTGCGAAAAAAGATAAAGAAGTATCTTATTCCCAAATGTTAAGGGATTTAAGAAAAAATGATAAAGATAAATTAATTTCATTTGAAAAATCATTTAAAGATGCATTTGATAAAGCTTTCATTGATGGAGAAGATGAGCCGGCAAAATTAGCACTTATTAAGGCTTTAGAATCCGTTGATATAGAAGATGATAAGAAAGATGCAGATGATGCAATGGATTCTACTAGTCAGGAAAGAAATGATTTCGCAAATAATCAATTAAGCTCTTCAGTAGTGCCATCATTTTGTGCATTTGATAGTCCTAAAGACAATGAAATATTGCCAGCAAATGAGGATTTGAGAGAAGTAATTCCTAATGAGCCAAAAAATCTTCCTAATACTGGGGTTTATGATAACTCAGCTGGAATTCACGGGGCTGGACCAAGTGAAAGCAGTGCATTATTACAAATTTAATCCAGTGAATATTTTGATATTATATTAACAGAGAAAATTAATGATTCATAAATTAGCATATTCAGTTCAAACAACTTTCGATATTTCGCCAGAAGAAAAACAGACGGCGAAAAAGGCGGAGGAATGTTTTGAGCATTTATTAGGATTAGTAGAATCTGCAAAAAAACATTTTAATATTATTTATGAGCCATTTAAACAAAATCAAAATGTCTCTGTAGAGGAAACTATAAATAATAGAGTTAAATTAAGAGAATATAGAGATCAAATCATAGATAATTTCAATCAAGTAAAAGCTTGTGCATTAAATTGCTATCAGTTAATGGATGTGTTTTCAAATGACACTACTACATATGATTTAATGGACTCTTTTACAAATCAAATGAATGATATCGAAAGTCAAGTAAATATTTTAATTAAAATATTTTCTAATTTACAGTCAGAAGATTTTAGCAAAAATATTATCTCTTCAATTGATGCGGTAAGAAAAGAATGTGCGCAATTAACTCAATTAATTAAAGACCGCATAATTGAACATATAGATAAGAACATATTAAATAAAACTTGGGTGTCAGAAACATCTAATGAATTAAAACAAGAAATTCATAACAAAGTTCCTGATGTCACGAAATTATTTCAAGAGAGACAAAAGGCTATAGAAAGCGCCACAGGAGTTAAATAATGTTTATTAAACGATCAGATGCTAGTTTCATTGGCGTAGTTAAAGATGAAGATCTTAACATTAACGAACAAGAAACTAAAAAGGCTTTAGAGAAGGCTGCTAAGGAAATTGAAAAGCAGAAAAAATTAGCAAATTCGGAGGCTAACTAATGGTTTTTATGAAACTTGGCGAGGCGATTGAATTAACTCCAGCAGATATGGAAGTAAGCGCATCTGTATATAATGATCCGGAAATAGAAAAAGTATTAGAGGATTTTAAAAAGACAGCAGCAACATTAAAGACTATTGCTCCTAAAGCTAATGACTTTTTATATTTCAGCGCTATCTTTATGCACGCAGCAGAAGCATCAGGAATAAATGATGACGGGTCTGCAAAACTTGATAAACATGGAAATGCAATAACTGTTGGATGGGATAAGAGTAATAATACTTGGAAATGGAAATCTTCAGATTCAACAGTTTCTCCTTATAAGAATTCAAATTGTGATATATTTCCAGAAGAAGAGTTATTAAAAGCTTATAAGAAATGGGTTGGTAGGCCTCTTTGTCTTGACCATAAGTCAAGCTCTGTTGATCATATAAGAGGCGTTATTGTTGATACTTATTATGATCGAAAGAATAAACGAGTAATTGGTCTTTGTGCTTTAGATAAGGTTAATTATCCTGATTTAGCAAGGAAGGTTTCTACTGGATATGCTACTAATGTGTCAATGGGAGTAGCAGTCGGAGCGGCTATTTGCACGG